AACTTTATAGATATAAACAACTAAAAGTCAAACCAATAAAATTAAATTATGGCTGCTAAAAAAGAAGAAAAAGCACAAGGAAGTCAAATCAGAACATTATTGGCTTCCGAGATTGAATGCAGAGTCGGCACGATGAAGCAGAACGGCTGTTCCCTCCTGCTCTATAAAGATGCCCGTGTTGATATGCGTATGCTGGATGAGGTCTATGGTCCAAACAACTGGCAGCGTAGCCACGAACTGATAAACGGAAACCTGTTCTGCACGATATCTGTCTGGGACGCTGATAAAGGCGTATGGGTAAACAAACAGGATGTGGGTACGGAGTCCAATACCGAGAAGGAAAAAGGACAGGCGTCCGATGCCTTCAAACGCGCCGCTTTCAACTGGGGAATCGGTCGTGAGCTTTACACGGCTCCCTTCATCTGGATAACGTTGGATTCCTCGGAAGTATATGAAAAAACCGGCTACAATGGCTCCAAGAGTTTTGGAACAAATACCAAGTTCAACGTACAGTCGATTGAATACAACCAGCAGCGTGAAATCTCCAAACTGGTGATTGTTGACGGCAGAGGTGACGTAAGATATGTTTTCGGTGAAGTGAAAGAGAAAGTGAAAGAACAGGCACCTGCCAGAACCGTGCCTAAAAATCCGGCACAGACTCCTGCCGCTTTTACCGGTGCGCAACTGAAACAGGCAGTTGATGAGATGAATGCCTGCAAGTCACGGGCGCAGGTCCTGTCTGTCTGGAAAAGATACACAGTCATGCAGAACAATAACGAGTTTCGTAACGCCTGTATTGAAATGGGCAAAAAATATCCTGAAAAGAAATGATAAAATTAGTAAAGTCCCCTGTGGTTTTCAATGAAGAGAACCACACCTATTTTCTTGGAGAGAAACAGCTCCGGGGAATTACCGGTATGATCAGCCGGCAGTTGTTTCCCGACAAGTACAAAGGCGTTCCCGACCATGTGATGAGGCGTGCGGCCGACAAGGGCAGCCGTATCCATTCACAATGCGAGTTTGTGGACTCGACAGGGTTCGAACCTGAAAGCATCGAGGCGGAGAACTATTTACGTGAGCGCATGAATGCCGGATATGACGCGCTGGCCAACGAATACACAGTATCCGATGAGGAGTACTTCGCATCCAACATCGACTGTGTATGGGAAAAGGAAGGTGAGATCAGCCTGGCGGATATCAAGACCACTTACCGGATAGACAAAGAATCCCTTAGCTGGCAGTTGTCCATATACGCATACCTCTTTGAGAGGCAGAATCCCGGACTGAAAGTCAGAAACCTGTACGGGGTCTGGCTCCGTGGAGACAAGTCCGAGCTTATTCCTGTTGAGCGCAGGTCTGATGAAGAAGTAATGCGCCTCATGGAATGCGAAGTGAAGGGTGAGAAATACCTTTCCACAGAAATAACACCTGCCGGAAACCTGCAGTTGATGACTGCGGCGGCTGTACAAATGCTTATTGATATCCAAGAAGAGCTGGATTTTGCCAAGGAACAGAGCGAACAGATGAAGGAAGGACTGAAAAACGCCATGATAGAGAATGGGGTGAATGTATGGGATGCCGGACGACTGCGTGCTTCCGTCACTCCCGCCACAACAGGCAAGTCATTCGACACCAAGGCATTCCAGACTGACTATCCGGATTTGTATTCAAAGTATCTGAAATCTGTCGAAAAAAAAGCATCTATTCGTATAACCATAAGAAAGGAGAAAGAAAATGAGTGTGAATAAAGCAATCCTGTTAGGACATCTCGGAAAGGATCCCGATGTCAGATATCTTGAGGGCGGTGTCGCCGTCGGCCAGTTCTCTCTTGCCACGACCAAGCGCGCACAGACTTTGCCAAATGGCACACAAATTCCCGAACGTACCGAATGGCATAATATCGTAGTATGGCGTGGTATTGCCGAAACAGCCAAGAAGTATCTTCATAAAGGGGATAAGGTATATGTCGAAGGCGAAATCAGAAGCCGGTCGTTTGAAGACAAGAACGGTGTCAGGCATACTGTCGTTGAGATATTTGCAGAAAGCATGGAAATGGTAACTGTCAAGCAGCAGACACAACATGCCAGTTCCGATGATGAGTTGCCCTGCTGATGGAAGCCACTATTATAAAGAAAGACGGTAAAGCAACTCTTGACAAACCGTTTGAGTTCATGCTAAGCCTGCTGAGAAATGGGGAATATACCCTCACCATCAAACGCAAGACCAAGCCCCGTACCCTCAACCAGAATGCCCTCATGTGGCAATGGTTCCGATGTATCGGGGCCTGTTTCAGGGAATACACAGGAGAGGAATATTGGAGCACCGCTGACGGTGTGCAGGACATACATGATCTCTACTGCAAGAAATTTCTGAGCAAACAGGTGACCATAGGTGGAAAGACCGAAACCATATCCCGTGGCACAAGCAAGCTGAATACCTTGGAAATGACAAACTTCATGGAAAGCGTGAAGGCTGATGTCAACAATGATTTTGGCATCATACTCCCCTTGCCTACCGATAAGTACTATTCCGCCTTTGTAGCCGAGTATGAAGGCAGATATTAATAATAACAAATTAAAATATAATTATGATTACAAACGATTATGAACCGGAGGAACTGCAGTTTGTCCTGCCGGAAGTTGTAAAAGACACATTCCCTCTTGAACTGACATTCGGAAATGCTGAAAACGAGAAGGAGATCATCAAGGCTGTCAACGAGCATTTCAATGTCATGTTCCCGGAGAATGAACTGGCAATGAGATATATGGATAATTTTGAAAAAGACGAGATCAGAAAGAAGTATTGTGAGCTCGTAGAGAAAGAACTGCCAAGTGCCGAGGCAGAACTGCTGAGTGCAAAGGAAGAGGCCAAACGACTGAAGGCGAACGCTGAGGAGGCTCTTAATTCGGTTAGCAGACAGATCAAGGATTATGCCGCCAAGGTGACGGAAGGCACAAAGGAAAAGAAGCTGCCGCCAACCAAGACATTCCGTATAGCCCTGAACGGCTACTACCTTTTCTATTCGGTAATAAACGGCCGTGTTCTGCTGGTCAAGGCTGAAAAGATTTCATCTTACGACAAATCTTCCCTGTGGGCGCAGGAGGATAGAAACCGCACAGCCATGATGGAACTGTTCGGACTGGATTTTCCGGCAGTGGAGAAACCTGACGATGATGATTTTGACAACGAACATGACATGATTCCGGATGACAGCGACGACGAGCTAGGTAATGAAGATGATCTGAACGATGCATTGGGATGTGTTGATTCTGACGAAGAAGAAAACTGATGAGCAGGCTACGGCATAAGAAGGGACGCAAGTCGGCGTATGCGCTCTCCCTGACACGGAATCCATATTGGGAGAAGGTTGCAAGGGAAATACGTATCAGGGACGGACACAAATGCCGGCATTGTAACGCCCTCTATCCGCTGGAAGTACATCATATGCGCTATAAGGTGAACGGAATGTCCATAGTCGGTCATGAACTCGAACATCTGGACTGCCTTGTCACCTTATGCGCCTCTTGCCACGAAAAAGTTCATAAAGGAGTTATCAGACTATGAAATATCAATTACGAGATTATCAAAAAAAAGCCAGTGATGCCGCTGTAATGTGTTTTAAGATGAAGTCAGGCAGGAACGGTCTTTTGGTACTTCCGACAGGTGCGGGCAAATCACTCATCATAGCGGATATAGCAGCGAGGCTTGAGGAGCCTCTGATTGTATTCCAGCCTAATAAAGAAATATTGGAACAGAACTTTGCGAAGCTGCAAACATACGGAATTTGGGATTGCAGCATATATTCCGCGTCAGTGGGCCGGAAAGAGATCAGCCGCATCACATTCGCCACTATCGGCAGTGTCATCCGGCATATGAAGGACTTCCAGCATTTCAAGAACATTCTGATTGATGAATGCCATCTTGTCAAGCCAAGCGATGGAATGTACAAGAGATTCTTCGAACAGGCTGAAAGAAGGATTGTAGGGCTTACCGCCACCCCATACCGGTTATATTCCTGCATGAACGGAAGTATGCTTAAGTTTCTCACCCGTACCCGTCCGCGTGTCTTCTCCCAGGTCCTGTATTATTGCCAGGTAAGCGAATTGCTTGCCAAAGGGTTTCTTTCCCGGTTGAAGTATTACGATGTCACGAGAATTGACCTGACCAAAGTGAGGAGAAACTCTTCCGGAGCTGATTTTGACGACGCAAGCCTGTCTGATGAATTCCGGCGTGTGGATCTGTACGGCTATCTCATCTCCATAGTGAAACGATTGCTTCATCCCAAAGTCGGGGGAGCACGTAAAGGCATGCTTGTTTTCACCCGGTTCACCGCCGAGGCTGAAATGCTTGCACGGGAGATTCCTGACAGCGCCGTTGTAAGCGCGGATACCACCAAATCTGACCGTGAGAGAATACTTGCCGAATTCAAAGCCGGGAAAATAAAAGTTGTAGCCAATGTCGGCGTGCTTACCACAGGGTTTGACTATCCAGAACTTGACACCGTCGTGCTTTGCAGACCTACCATGTCACTCTCACTGTATTATCAGATGGTCGGACGTGTCATTCGTCCGTGCCCCGGCAAGAACGGCTGGGTCATAGACTTATGTGGCAATATCAGGACATTCGGGAAAGTCGAGGATTTAAGGGTAGAACAACCGGAAAAGGACAAATGGTGCATCAAGAGCAATGGCAAACAATTAACTAACGTAATATTATAATCATGTATATCATAAGAGGACAAATACCATCAAAGAGCAATTGTTACAAGATTGTTTCTCATTTTGATCCCAAGACCCGAAAGACACATTCCTCGCTTGCAAAACAGGAAGTGCTCAAGGAATACGAAAAGAATTTTTATATCCAATGCCCCGAACGGGGACGGATGATTGAGGGATATTTCAGACTGAGGGCAAAAGTCTATTATAACAGCAAACGGCCGGATTTGGACAACTCACTGAAAATACTGCTTGACTGTCTGCAAATGACGGGAACAATCAAAAACGACCGTCAGTGCGTGTACATAGAGATTGAAAAATTCGTTGACCGGAAAGAACCGCGTGTCGAGTATGAAATAACCCCGGTTGAATTCGGGTAAAGGAAACGCCTATGGCAAGACCTAATAAAATGGGATTGGATTATTTCCCTTTTGACGTTGATTTCTTTAATGATGAGAAGATTGTAGCCATATCCGGGGAATTCGGGATTAAAGGAGAAATTGTTGTAATCAAGCTGCTTTGTGCGATATACCGAAATGGATATTTCATATTGTGGAATGATCTGCTGAAATTCAAACTCCTTAGAGACCTGCCCGGAGTGTCTTCTGAATTGCTCGACAGCATAATGAACCGTTTAGTCTTATGGGGCTTCTTTGACAAAGACCTGTTTGATTCGATGGGAGTTCTTACCAGTGCGGGCATCCAAAAGCGATATTTCAAAATATCTAAAAGGCGTAAATCTGTGGATGATTTTAGATACTTATTAATCAAAGTTAGCGGTTGCGAAAACAAGGAAGTTTTTTCTTCCGACGATGGAGATGTATCGAGCGATACAGTTAATGTTTGCAATGGCGGGGTTAATGTATGCAATAACCCTTTTACTGCCGACATTAATGTATGCAAAAACACCACAAAGAAAAGGAAAGGAAATAATAAAGAAATCTCTCTATCGAGAGATAAAGAAAATCTTCCCCCTCCCGAAATTTTAGGCAAAGAATTAGACGAATGCTATGAGGAATTGTCAAGGGACATGAGTTGGAGTGAAATCGTAACGATGAATACACGTAAGTCCGGTTACAAGGATTTTACGGTAGATATGTTCAAAACGTATTTAAAACATTTTTTCGAGAAACTTCAAAACGAGGGAGAGGTAAGGAAAGCACCAAAGGATGCGAAATCACACTTTGCTAGATGGCTGAAAATTGAGCTTGAAAAACAACGAAACAATGGGAACAATAGGAGCTGTTATACAAGCAAGCAGGAAGCTAACGCCTACGCTCTTAGCTTGCTACAACAACATAAGCGAGACCTCGAAGAAGGCTTGGCTGACCAAATGGAAAGACCGTTCTGAGGTTGAAAGAGTATTTTCACCAACTCAATGGGGATATACCCTTCAGAATCCGGAAAAGGCTTATATGGCAGACTGTCCCTCGCTGATGCAGTATGATGCGCTCTACGGCCATGGTTCCTCCGAATATTGGATTGACATACAGGTGTCCGGCATATTCGGGGCTTCCAACAGCAAGGAAAAGGGAGTTGCTGACGGAATAAGAATCTTCTGCCAGTCCTTTGCCTCACAGGTTAAGGCTTACAAACTTTCTGAGTTGATATTGTTTTTCGCACGCTACAAAGCTGGAAAATATGATAATTCATTCGCCTCTTTCGATGCCAGAAGAATTGGCAATGCCTTTTTCAAGGAGTTCAGCCCGGAAAGGAATTATGAGCTGGACGCTATAAACCGAAAAAGAATCCAGAATGAGATAGAGAACAGAAGATTCACTCCACCCGAAGGATATTCTTCTTTGAGCTGGTACAACGAACTAAAACGCCGTGCGGAATCCGGTGATGCAGAATCCAAGCAAATAATAGAT